GGGTTAAAGAAAGATTCTCAGCGCCCGACTTATATCGTCTTTGATGATCCGGAGGATATGGAGAATACCAAAACTGCTGAGTCGATGGAGTATAATCTGCGATGGCTTCTTAATTCTATTATGCCGGCAAAAGATCCACGTGGTATTGTTGTGTTGATTGGTACGCCACAGCATGAGTTGTGTATGGTGGAAACGGTGATGAAAATGAAAGGATGGTGTAGCAGGAGGTGGCAGGCAATCAACGGCGAGGGGTGGGAGAGTGATTATTCTGTTGGCGAAGCTTTATGGCCGGAACGTCATTCGATGGAGGATCTCATACGAGAGTTTGAGAGTAACCTGTCGATCGGGATGGCGAGCTCATTTTACCGAGAATATCAGTGTGTGGTTGTTGGCGATGGTGATCGCAAATTTACCACAAAAATGATTAAGTATTACAAAGTTGAAGAGATAAAATTTGAATATGGCGTTCGTATTATCCGCGGACGTTATTACAGTTTTGATCCCGGAAAGAAGGAATTTGTGGCTGGAATGAAGTTTCAATATGCCATTACCGTACAGGCCGGAATTGACCTTGCTTCAACGATTACCAGTCGTAGTGATTATTCAGTAACTTTCATTTGGGGATTGACTTCATGCCATAAATGTTTTGTATTGGAATATGACCGATATCGCCAACAGCCGTTACAAGCTGCTGAACGCATAAAGAAAACCCTGGTGAAATGGGAGCCTGATTGGGTTTACATTGAACAGCAAGGGTTCCAGGTAATGATTCGTGATACCCTTCGGGAACGGATGAATGTTAACTATCCGGGGATGGGATCAAAAATCACCTACTCTGATAACAAAAATGATCGTATGTTTTCAGTGTTGCAACCGCACTACGGTGGTGGGAATGTGTATCATCCGGTTAACGAAGATACAAACCTGAAAAATGAGCTGTTAATTTTCCCACGTGGTGCTACTGATGATATTATTGATGCGGCAAGTACCGGACTTTGGCGTATTCACTGGCATGAACCGGGATATGATGATATTGAAAATTACGCTCAAAACGCTCACAACGATGATAACTACGAGGAAGAATCATGGATGACTCTCTAAAAAACAACAGCTCAACGTCCTTGATGAAGATGGCAAAAGATGGCTATCTCGTTGATGAACGTAACCCCGAGGGCTATTACGACAAGCATAAAAAAACCGATGTTCGTATCAATGAGCAGCTTTACGAACGGTTCAGAGCAAAACGGGTAAAATGGGATCAAAACGCTCAAACTTGTGAAAAGTTTCGCGCCGGAAGCCAGTGGACACGTGACCAGCTCGCAGAGTTAAAGCGTAAAAAGAAAGCTCCGATTGTCGTCAATTTGATTAATCCTGCTGTGGAGCAATTGAAATCACTTCTGACCTCCAATGCCCCACGTTTTAATGCTCTTCCACGTGAAGGTTCTGATCGTGATACTGCCAAAGCCTTCGGTGATATCATGAGCTATATCTGGCAGCGTAATCGTGGTAACGTCAAGCTCAAAGATGCTATCGATGATTACGCTGTGAAAGGGCTTGGGTGGATGACAGCGTTCTGGGACCCGTGGGAAGATTTCGGTAAAGGCGAAGTTGTTATCGAAGATATCGATCCCTATAACGTATATGTGGATCCACTCAGTAAAAAAAGAGATTTTTCTGATGCCAGGCATATTTTGGTTGTTCACGATTGGAGCCAAGAGCAATGCCAAAGTACCTTTACCGGTCTTGAAGATAAATTCTTTGAGAATATGGAAACGGTATCTCCTGAGCATAGAGATAATGATTATGTAACCGAAGTCGATCTTGAAGCTCAAACCGATATCGATCCGGATTACTACAGGGTGATTGATCGCTACAGTAAGCGCCGGCAGACAATGTGCCACTACCGCTATGGCGAGTATGAGTTTGTTATAGAAAAAGAATATGCAGAGCAATATAAAGAACAGCCTGTTTTTAAAACTGTTATTCTCGATCTGCGTTCCGGAGAAGAAGAAGTAGAATATGCTATTGAGCAGGACGAGATTGGCCAGAAGTTAGCCATTATTGAAAAGATGGGAATTGAGTACCATATCATCCCTCAACTCGATCCGGAATCGGGCGAACCGATACCAACACCGGTTCCCGGGCCGCCACGTAGCGATGATGCTTTGGCTCATATCAAGATCGAAAAAATGACTGTTCAGGACATGATCGATCAAGAGCTGATGGTAGAAACAGAATATACTGGCCATTATGTATATCGTGTGTTGACTATCGGAAACAAAGTGTATTGGCAAGGATATACCGGATTGCAAACCTATCCTGTCGTGCCATTCCCGAACAGGCACAAACGTAATCCATATCCATTTAGTGATGTTTTTGCCTCTATTGATCTGCAAAAAGAGCTGAATGTTACTCGGATGCATATCATGACCCACACGGCAAATACTGCAGGTTTAAAGATTGCGGTGCCGAAAGGGTCCGGAAAAGTTAGTAATATTGAAGAGAAACTTGGCCAAGCAGGAATTTCTGCTATCGAATACAACCATGAAGATGGTGGCCAACCTCATTTTATGTATCCACCGCAATTGCCTTCACAGCTCTATGAATCCGAAGAGAAATTTGAAGGTACTATTTATGAGCAATTTGGCGTCTATCCGTTTATGGGCGGTGGCGGCCAAGGGCATTCAACAAGCTCCGGTATTTTAATTATGGATGAACTGGCACAGCGCCGGATTGCATCTAAACGAACAGATATTGAAGAATCTCTTAACGTGCTTGGGCGTGTATGTATTGAACTTATCCAAATTCATTATACCGAAGAAAAAACCATTCGATTGTTACAGCCATCGGGCCGTTACAATGAGATTGATATTAACTCTCCGGTTTATGATCAGTATTCCGACCGTCTGTTGCATCGGATCAATGACGTAACCATTGGTCATTATGACCTCATTGTGGCTAGTGGCTCTACGTTACCGAGCAACCGAATGATCAGAATGGAATACTTCATGAAGTTGTATCAGCAGAATCTTATCGATCAGTTTGAAGTTCTCAAAAATGTTGATGAAGTCGATGCCGAGGGAGTTATGGAACGGATGGGCTTGCTCAACCAGCTCCAAGGACAGATCGAAGCACTTACTGATGAAGTCAAGAAACTTGAAGGAGATCTGCAGACCGCTGACAGGGAAACCGTTGGCGCAAGGAAACGTGTGGAAGTTGAGAAGTTTAAAGCGCAGCTGGCAAAAATGCAGGCTTCCGTACAGACAGCTCTTAATGCCGGCAAGGAAAGAGCCCTATCCAATATGGATAGAAATACATCTACACAAGAATCTGAGCTGGGAACATCCGGTGAGGACGAAGCATTAATTACAGACCTAAATACACTACAATAATATGCCTACAAAAAGCAAAGACACCGAAGAAAAGAGCCTACAGGATTACCTAAATCTTGAGGCGCAGGAAGATGAAACTCCAACAGGCGATGAGCCTACTCCGGATTCCGGTGAACAGCCAGAAGGCGGTGATGATGGAGATGATATCGAATTGGAATTTGGTCCGGATCACCCGTATTACGAAGAACCTGCTGGGGATGATGATTCAGATTCTGATGATGATACCGGTGACGAACCGGATCCTACTCAGCAAACACAAGGTGATGAACCTGACGAACCTGCTGATCCGAGAGATAACCCGGACAGACACGAATATTGGCAGTCACAAGCTGACAAACTTCAAGCTCAGAATGAAAAACTGATGAAAATGCTTGAAAATCAGACCGGTGGTGGGCAGTCTAAAAAACAAGAACCACAAAAAAATCCTGGCCAAGTTTTGAAAGAAAAAGAGGCTGAACTTAATAGTTTAACTGTTCCGGATAAGCCAAAGCGTCCAGAGAACTATTCTGCTACGGATGCCTATACAGACCCAGACAGCCCAAGTTTTAAGTACCGCGCACAGCTTGATGATTGGAATGAAGAGTTCACAGAAGTACAACTGCAAAAAGATAAGCTCAAAGATGAAGTATATAATATGAAGTTGAATCAGGTTGCAGAACCGGTGAACAAAATGGCCAAAGAAAAGCAAATGAGTAGTGAGCAGCAGAAAGTTGTTGCAACTTTGAAAAAAGATCACAACTTTACTGATGAGCAAGCGACAGACTTTATAGCTGAAATGAGTAAGCCAGAAAGTATGTCATTAGACAATCTTGCTCGATATTATCGTCATATGAAGGGTGTAAAAAGCTCTGACGCTCAAGACAGCACCAACCAAAAGAAAAAGGGTAACCGATCTCCCAAAAGAGAAGCCGCCCCTCCAATTCCGTTAGGCTCAGGTGCAGGTGGACGTGTTGATGATGAAGATGATGAAGTCTCGCTAGGAAGAAATTTCGGCAAAGGCTTATTAAACTTTAATCGTTAATAAACAGCAAATCAAATGCCTGCAAAGAATTTATCCAACAATTCCCTGGGGATTCTACATACAGACCGTAGAAAATTTTATCTCCCGGAGAATACAACCAAAGAACTTTGGGCGAATAGTACGCCATTTACGACTATTCTCGCCAACAAAGGAATGGAAACGGATCTTCCCGATCCCGACTACAAAATGTTTGAACACAGAGCAAGCTGGTTCCGACAGGAAATGACCATTGCCAGCGCTCCCGGCGCATGGGCAAATAGCGGTAGCCCCGGCGCTC